ACGAATGCAGCTCCACGCCAACAACAACACGACGCGGAGAATCTGATGGAACGTGTCCACTGGGTACCCCAAGGTGTCCATGAACCAGGCGATGGACAAGATGGGTGCCGATGACTCAAGAATACATGTGGCGTCGTAAAAGAGCGCGGCATTTCGGTCCGATATACCCGGAAGGACACTGAAGTAAATGAAAAAGTAGGCAATATGATGAAGGTAGTAGTCATACCCTCGGGCATAGAAGGGTACGTGAGCACAGTCGTAGACCATGTACGCAACCATCTGCCCCATCTGCTCCATGACCCCCTCGTGCGTCGTGGTGAACATGCGCATCACCACGAGGTATACGATGAACAGCAGTCCATTGATTCGAGCAAGGAACTCATGTTTTCGCGTCTCTGCCAGCTCATCGAACTCGGGGCTGAGACTGAAGAAGTAGTACATGGCCACGGCATTGGCGGCCAACAGGAGTGGAATCCACCACATTATGGTAGCACGAGAACCTCGTGGGCTACCTGAAACGAGGAAAACGGATTCGTCGGGTCCCGAGTCATGGAGTGTACATCTGCCAAAATGTCTTCCTCCATCGATACCGAACTCGCCACTCTCTACGCCCGCATCGCCCAGCTCGAGGAGGCCAAGAAGGCTCCTCCTCCAGTCAAGTCTCTCGAGGCAATCCGGGACGAATCTATAATGAATCTCAAGCGAAACAGCTACTCAAAGAGCATCCCACTCGCGGCATTCTACGACCGACAGCGGCTTGAGACAATCAACGCAGTGCTCGATAGTCTCAATCGCATTCACGCGCGTCTGGATGCACTGGAGAAGCACTGAAAACGGAATCCTGCGACCTTACTTACTTATTTTTCCGTTCAGGATGAATAGCTACGACCAACGCAACTTCGACAGACACGTAGAGGAGAAGATTCGATTCAAGAACCTGCTGGTAGAGCAGAACGTTGTTATGGTACAGCTCACGTCTGCACTGATCGAGGCGAAGAAAGAGATTTGTGAACTCAAACTCGCCCTCAACTCCCAGAGGCGTAGCAACCGTATCCTTGTTCAGAGGATGTGTTCGACAACGGACAGGACATGCGGCAGGTGTGGTGGACAGGGGCACATTGCGTCCAATGCAAGCTGCCCTATGCGTTACAAGTGAAAACGGATTCCTGCGAGCTTACTTACTTATTTTTCATTCAAGATGGTCTGCTCCTCCTGCAAAACAGCGGGGCATAACCGCCCCACATGTCCCAACATCACCCAACCTCTCCGACGCAAAACCATACGTATGTGGGTTCCCGCACCTGTATGGGAGTGTAATTGTGGTCTTATCTTCCAGTATCATCGCCTCGCAGTCTTCCTGCGACACCAACGCCAGTGTCCTGCCGTCAAGCACTGAAAACGGATTCGCGAGGACAACCACAACACTTTTCACCTACAATATGGAACCTCCTTTCACTCGCGAACGCCTCCACAATCTCAAGGCCGAAGTCGACGCAAAGATGGCAGAAGAGAAGCTTCAGAAGACTGTAGACGATATCAAGAAATCAATCCTATGGGTGGTCCTTAATCCGACTTCTACCCCAAGCGGTGGGCTCGGAGCAGTTAGTCGTCTAGAGCACGAGCGAGGTGCACCTCCAATCTATACGAAGGCACTGATAACCTTCAACAAGATCAGATATGCTACGCCTATCAACCCCGTTACTGGAAATGCTGATATGAACGGCGGCGGTCATCCACCCCTTAGCACTGTCGTAGAGCGTGTGAAGGCCATCTTTCCAGACTGTACATTCCAGACAGACCCGTTGAACACATACATGATAATCGACTGGTCATAATTACCCCCTCAATCCCCGCTCCTTCAGTTCACGCTTCTGGGCGCGCAGTTCGGCCTTCAGTGCCCGGCGTGTGTGGTTCTTGAGCACCTTGAACAGGTGGTGGTGCTCGCGGAGATACGTACTCTTTTTCATGCAGATGTCCTTGGCGGTGGCGGCCTTGGAGCGGCGACGGGTCTTGCGTGCTGGCATTACTCATCCCCGAGATTAGTTCGCTGTGTATAGGGAAACTCCAAATAGTGTTCTAATAGATAAATGAACGTAGATCACATTTTCATTGTGCATTACACGCCACTTACTGATCGAAAGGCATATCTGACTAAACGCTTCAAGGAACTCGGTATCACGAACTATACGTTCTTTGAAGAGTACAATCGCAACACGACGTCGAAGGAAACGATGGACAAATACTTCAAGCTCGGCAACCTGACGCCTGCCCAGATCTGTATTACAATTGCACACATTGAGATATATCGCAAGATAGTCGAGGCTGGGTATACACGGTGTCTCATCATGGAGGACGACGCTATCATTTGCAATGGATTCAACGAGAAGTTTGCATCGTATATGAAAACGTTCCCGGATGACTGTGACTTGGCGTTCATCGGAGGCGGATGTCAGTTGCACGCAAAGAACATAACGCCCGAAAAAACGTGGTACAGGGTAATTTGGTCTCGGACATGTTCCGGGTACATTATCAACCGCAAGACATGTGAACGGATGGTTGAGAAGGCCATACCCTTTATGAAGGCAATTGACCACGAACTGAACTATCAAATTGAAAAGAACAACTTTATCACCTATTGGTGTGAACCCGTGCTCATCGGACACGGAAGCGAGGACGATGTATACAAGGGGTCGTATACACAGTTTTGACCTACCGAGCCCCGAATAACTTGAAGAATGGCTTATCGTCCACGCGGGATGGACGCTCCATGTGTTTCTTATAAGTGTGACCCCATATCATGTTGCGTATATCCCCTTCAAACGACGGATCACTAGGCAATTCGGGAAACGCGTGGTAACACAGGACCGCAAGAGTGCGCTCGAACGCGATAGCATCTTTCTTATTGTCCACAATCTCCACGAGACGAGATAGACCATATGTACTTTCCAGCATTTGGATGGCGTCCTTCGTAATGACCGCCATGCACCCCATACAACCGTGCCACGCAGACGATTTATAAGTACGAATCAGGTCGTCGCTACGGTTGAGTGTCTTCAACTGCCGCAGAATTAGCTGGGACTCGTCATATTCATGAGTTTCAAAGTGCCACATGAACTTTACATTGCGGACAGACTCAATGTCAATTGCCCGGTTAAAGATGAACCCGTCGTGGATAATCAACGCCCTTGAGTAGCCGTCCATCTTCAGAAACTCGCGATATGGGCAAAATAGCCTAGAGTTTGGATACTCTGCTTCAACAATCTCGCAGTTTTCAAGCGCTATCGTTGAAGCATGTGTTGACTTGTTGTCTAAAATCTTGACGTGGACGTCAGGATATACCCTTCGTATCGACCTGTACGATTCTATCCAGAACGTATCGAACTCGGGCGAGGTTACCTTGCGTAGCATCAGAATACAGAACATTTACTGATGGGTAGGATTACTTCAGGGCCCGCACGGAGAGGATGTAGAGGAACATGGCGTTCACGAAGGTCAAGGTCAGTGTGGGGGCTGACGCAAGGAATACCGCAAAGCCCCGACGTGGGGACAGGGCGATGCCGTAGAGCTCAAGAATCAGGACCGCGGCCGTGGCCAGACCGACGATCCAGAACATGATGTAGAAGTAGTCGACAATGACCTTGTTCGGGACTCCCTTGGTGGCGTCGGTTTCTTCGGGCATTTATATACTGCGTCGCTTTTTCTCCTTGGCGGGCAGAGAGCGGCGGCTACGCTTCGTCCGCGGCGTCTTGTGGCGACGACGACGGCCTCCCTGCGGAGGCGGGGGCGGGGGCTCGTTGTCATTGGCCGCACGGATCACGCTCGACGCAGCCTGTCCTGTGGCCCCAATCACCAATGCCTGTCCGATGGCTTCAGGAGGGGCACGGGAGAGTTGATAGATTCCAGCGCCCGCAAGAACGACCAGCGTCGCAGCAATCACTCCGAGTGCAAGCATGCCTCCCTCGGGAGATAACTGCGTCGTAGAGGACATTATTAACTACCCTGAAGAAACTTAAGGATGCACGTCGCAGTGTTGTTCACGGGGCAAGAGAGGTGTGTTCACCGGACTGCAAAGCTCTTGAAACGTAACCTGCTCGAACCCAATAACGCAGTGGTCTTTTTGGCATGCGAGTCGTCGGAACCCCAACGGCTAGCAAACCACTTCCAAGGTGCCCAGTACGGAGGGTCGCATATTCTTTCCTCGTTCCGAACACCCGAGTTCAATACCTTTATGCAGTTGCTGGAGTGTTCCAATCGCCCTGCTCTGCGCCACGAGGTATTCAACCGAACAACGGAAGGATGGAGTATGGGATATCTCCACGCAAGCGGAACCGTGTTACAGTATTACCAACTGTGGAAAGCGTGGACCATGTTGCTGGAGTATGAAGCCGCCAACAAGATGAAGTTTGACGTGGTTGTCCGTTGCCGCCTGGATTCCCTACTGACCGAACCCTTGAACTTTTCCCTGCCGCAGTTTTGCCCGCGTGTTCCATTCAGTCTCCAACCGAACCGCGCCATTACCTTCGGACATGAGCAGTTCTGGGTTGCACCGCGCGACGTGTTCGCCTTGCTCGGTCCAATGGTGTTCACCTACGGAACGTGGGATTCGGGTGGTCTGTACGCATTCAATTCCGAGTCTTTCTTTGATGCGTTCTGTAAGGCCAACCACATCGGCCACGACTCGTTCTGGGACGCGGGAGATATGCTCAATTACTCCCACCCAGGAAACGACGAGATCACGTCGGATCCGAAGGTGTTTTCACTGCTTCGTTGAGCGGCGGCGAGTTTTCCGTGCACGGCGCTTCGTCTTGCGGGTCCGTCGTCTCCCTCCACTGGGCTTCGGTGTGATTGTGACACGTTTGAGCCCACTCGTAGGGGCTCCGATATCCTCGACCTGAACATTGTAGGGAGGGCAGATGAGGATTTCACAAGCACTAGTATTCCCCCACTCGCCTATTTTCTCTGGTTCCTTCGGAAATCTGTAGAGGTCAAGTGCAATACATCGAACTCCGGGTTTCACAATGATTCTTAGTATACAACACTCTCCCTTTCCTGCGAAGGTGTAGTCACGTGCCGTGTATTTATCATACGATGTAGAAATCGGCAAGGTTCCCCTTTTCAGTGATTCAATGTCTGTTTCTGGATTTCTCACTCCACGAAATACTTCGATCTCTCGTGTCAGCTTGGGGGCTCCAAAGAGTATGTTCTTATAGTCCTCCTTCTCGTCGTCGGTTAGTGGGTCGGTATCTGGAGGCGGTTCTGGTCCGCTCGGAAAAAGAGACCATGCTGCTTGAGGCGTTGTATATCTACGGGAGTTAAAGAGATAGTCATCGATCAGATCTTCCTTGCCACCGGAATCGACTAATGATTGAGTAAACGCCCTCTGTGCGGCTAGATCATCGCTTGAAAAGACATCTGCAATCTTTGGACGATATCCTGGACGACCGTATGAATTCTGCATCCCGTCGGGGCGTAGGAGCATCAGTTTATATTCGGGTGTCATCTTCACATATTCGTCGTCAGTATTTCGGTCATAATTAAAGTTTTTGGGATAGAACTCATCCCACGGGTCAGATGGGTCTGGAGCCGGAGGTGGAAGCGGGGGAGGAATCTTGTCTACACCGACAACAAAGGGTTTGAAACCTTGCTTGACTGGAAAGAAGTCCTCAGAAATATCTTCAGGAACATCTGCAATAGAAACTCCCAGAGTTCCGTTCGCCCCCCTTTCTGTAACTGTCATAGGATACCCTTGACGCATCAAGAATCTGTACCGCGTATCCTTCAAGTTCTTATCGTTCCTGCCCATCGTGAACCGATCAACGTCAGAAGGGGCTGGAAGTACATAAGTGCTTCCGACTTTTAGCTTAGAGAAGGAAACCGCCGCCATTACTTACGGTTACGACGAGTTTTGCGCTTCTTCGGGAGGCAATCGTAGAACACGCCCTTGCGGGTCTTGCGGAAGTTGTAGACATCGTAGCCTGGCGAACAGGTCTTCTTGGCGGCCTTCCTGGTCTTTGGCTGTGCGCGGCTCCGTGTGCCGCCCCCCGACACCTCCTCGAACCTATAGCTTTTACCAAACGATCCTTCGACTCCCGTCTTGTCCTTCTCAATGATAGCTTCACCCTTTTCAATCCTTGTGAACTTTCCAGTCCACACGGGCACATCAGGCTTCACGCCCATGTTCTTCCCGTATTCGCTATCGCGAAAGAACACATTGTACCTCTTACCAACATCCGACTTCGTAGGCCGAGCTGGCATTATTATACGCTGCGAATAAACTGGGCTACATAAAACTCCTTTAAAGGATAAGCACGTCAACTATACATGGAGGAGTGGAAGGATTCATCTCACGAAAACTACGAGGTGTCGAACCAAGGACGCGTGAGGAACCGATCGACGGGTAGGATCATGAAGCCTTACTTGGATCCTCATGGTTACTACAGTTTTCGACTTGCGAATAACAAGGTTCAGACGAAGAAATACCTTCACAGGCTCATGGCAGAAGCATTCATCGAGAACCCAGAGAATCTCAAATTGGTGGATCACATCAATCGAGATCGCGTCGACAACCGACTTGAGAACCTAAGGTGGATTTCATGCACGGGCAATATGTTGAATACTGCGCGACATGAACAAGATATGTATGGGATTTCGTGGTGTGCGAGCCGTAATAGTTATCAGGTCCATTTCAGACGCAATAAGAAACAGATGGGGTTTGGATACTTCCGAAGCATCGAAGAAGCCAAGACCAAGCGCGATGCAGTTCTTATCCAACTTAACAATGGAGAGTTCCTTACCTAAACTGATCTTATGAATTCCCATCTAAGGTAAGAACATATCTTCTCCCAGATGTGGTCGTGAGCAATCAGGCGGTCGCGGGACTTGAGCAACGGAAAGTAGACCTTGTACTCGTCCAAGTCCAGCAGCTCGAAGAACTTGTAGAGAATGTAGGAGTAGGACAGGAAGTTCGTGCGGTCGTTGGGGCAGTAGAGCAGGAACGGCGCCTGAATCTCTTGGAACATGGCGCGTATCTTCTCCTCAATCTCGGGCGTGATGGTGGGCGGTGGATTGCCGTTCAAGCGTGACAGAATGTGAGCCGCATGCTCGTAATACTTGGACCTCCCCAGCTTCTTCAGAATCTCGCGTATCTCCTTCTCCGTCAGGTCGGCAATATTGTCGATGCGACGCTTACGGATCTCCAGCACCACCTCGTTCATCACTTCTTCGGGAATCATGGTGGACTCCTTGGCCTGAAACTGGTTCAGGATTTCGTTGAGGTGGTTGATCTTCTTGTACGCGTAATTGTTCCGCTCCTTGGGCGGGTCACGGAACGACTGGAAATCCGACACCACCAACGAGTATTCCTCGGACCCACATTTCGGGCACACCAGAATCCCCTCGGAACTGATTTCCTCACGAGCCACATTGCACTGCGCACAGTGTTCGGTCTGCTGCTGCGTGGCCTCAGGGACCGCACCCAACTTCATGCGGGCGACATACTCATCAAACATCTGTTTGCGCGTGATGCCCGTATCCGTGGACGCCGCGGTGGCAAAATACTTCAGGAAGGTATTGGCATCCTTGGGGGCAACCGTCGTGGCCGAGGTGCCTCCCGATTCACGATTGTAGTAGCCCATCAGAATGTCCATGTTCTTCAGGTAATACTCCTGGACCGGGTCTGACTGCACGGCCTCTTGCTCCAGTTCCTTCACGCGCGCTTCCCACTGCGAGCACTGAATCACATCGCCAATCTCGTTGGATCCACGCACCGTTTGAATGCGCTCCTTCAATTGCGTCAATTCCGCATCCGCATCCGCCTTGGACTGGGTTTCCCGCAGTCCCTGAACAATATCCTGGTGAACCGAATCGAGCGTCCCGATGGACGCCGATCCCGTTTCCCGTATCCGCCTCACCTTGAATACGTCCATACTGAACTTGTGGTTGTCTATGTAGATGCCTTATTGTCCAACGCCTCCATCACTTCCTTCATAAAGGCAGGGTTTGAACAGATCTGTGGCCTCTGCTTGCGAACCGCCGACAACAACACGGGAAAGTCCAGTCCGAAGTTCTTACACATGTAATACAGCAGCAGGAACGCCGAGCGGTTGATGCCCGCTTGGCAGTGCACAAACACAATGGCGTTGGGCGCGCGGAGAAAGGACCGCAGGGCTGCTTCGAACTCTGGATACCAGTCGAGGATCTTCGCTTGGATGGAGTCGTGAGCGTCCAACTGGGCGTAACGGCTAGGATACATCTGCCGAAACCAAGCAGGTGAATCCTCGGAGAATGCGCAATTGATGACGTGTGTCACCCGATGTGTATTCACGAAAAACGAGGTCAATGACGCCCCGGCTCCCAAGCAAATGTTGGGATACACCCACGCAGGAGTGTCCATTCCTTATGAAGTGTCATGTGTCTTAAATACCCAAACTACCGAGAAACACGGAGAGCAAGTGGGCAATCACCACCGCGGCGGCGCCCAGGACGCCCGCTCCCTGCCACGACACCACACCTCCGCTGGTATACATGGACGGCAGATACTGCAGGAGCATGTTGCGCGGCGTCGACAGGGAGATGATCGCAGCCGCGACAAAGAAGCAGAAATACAGCTTCAGGTTACGGAACATGAATCCCATCGCAGGCAGGGTCGGCTTGAAGGATGGAATCATCGAGCCCTGCGTCGTCTGCTCTGTCGAGGGCATTGGGATCAGAGGCGGGGCCGACTGGTTGCCCTGCGGAGAGGGGAGCAAGGCATCCAAAGAAGTGGAGTCGCTGTCCATTGTTTATACTCAAGGCATCTTTTCGCATGTCGCATCTTCCACGCGGTAGCGATAGCACTTTCCATTGACTCGGTTCGTCTTGGTGCGCAGGTCGTCCAGCGGCAGCGCCAGAGTGTAGTGGGTGACAAAGTCCCGATGAAACAGCACGGCTGCCAGACCGAGACCCACGATGAACGAAAAGAAGGGACGAGCACGTTCAATGGAGTGAGTAATGTCGAGCACCATTACTTCTTAAGAGAGGCAAGAAGGTTGAAGGAATCTGTCTCCGAAGTGCATGGAACTTCTGTAGCCTCGACTCGGACGCACCCTGTCTCCGTGTAGTAGATGCGCTCTTCGTCTGTAGGGTCGGGGACCTTCGAGACGTTGCGCGTGGGAGGAATGACAATCGTGGACAACAACAACCCAAAGGTCACGCCTGCGACAAACCAGAGTCCGTCGATCATTGTGATTTAGGAGGGAAGAAATAACCCTTTGCCTTCGAAAACCCTTCGGAGAAATTGATGGATCCCAGTGCCGTTCCAGGCGCCTGACCGCCAGGAAGCATGCCCTTCTCGGGCAGTTGGCTTTCGACAAACCACCAGAAGGTGAATTGAATCGCAAAGGACCAGACGGGCGCTAACATCGCAAGGAATGCCATGATATACCGGGTCGCCCCGAACTGACCCACCAATCCCGCTGCCCCTGCGAACCACATTCCGTAGGCGCCGAACTTTGCTTCGGTCGCAAGGGATGCAGTCAGCCCAGAGTTCAAGATGTGATTCCACAACATGTATGCCCAAATGACCATCAACAGCCAGAACACGGCCACCGTGAGCCAGAACTGAAGGGTTCCTGCCGCCAAGGCTGCCTTCCAACTGAGTTCACTGGGCTTCTTCATCAACAGACCCCACGCAGACAGTTTGCCGAGAATGATGATCTGCTCCATACCAAACTCCTTGGTGTGGTATCCATCTGGATCAATCCATTGAATCGCCGCAGTGGGAGGCTTGAGCTTGATGGAATCGGGGTTGTCGGGTTCCGTGATCAGTCCGTCGTCTCGCAGATCGTTCGCAAGTTTCTTGAC